CAAAGCACCAAATGAAAACTTCTCTTTGGGCTTCGCCGCCGCAGTAGCAATCTGTAGTTCTTTGGATAACTTTTCCATCTCTTTGATTTTGTCTTGGGCTTCGTCCAATTTCAAAACCATTTCGGTGTACTTGGCTACATCTATTTCTACATTGCCAGAACTTACTCTTTCTGTTGTTTCTGCCATCGTTTCTCCTACAAAACTCTGTTACTGTGCTACATGTATTTATCACTTGACTTAGCCAAATTAATGTTATATAATAGGTCATTGAAGTTAAATATATTAACGAATTAAGGACTAACATGGCATTTAACAAAACATTTAATCAAGAAGAAATCGCAAGACTTAAAAAACTTATTCAGGAAGGAGATCAAGTCCTTCACGAAGTAGAGTCACTGAACGAAGGTTTGCGTGATACTGTAAAAGCAATAGCAGAAGAGATGGACCTCAAGCCTGGTATTTTAATGAAAGCAGTAAAAGTTGCTCACAAGGCTAAGTTTACAGATGAGCGAGATAACTTCGATGAGTTGGAAACAATCCTAGAAGTTACTGGCAGAACCCTTTAAACTGATAATTATTAATATTGGCATTGTGTCAGCCGCAAGTGACACTGGAGAAAGTTTATGAGTTACGTGGATGCATTTCACGACACTGTTAAAGACAAAATTTTTGTATCTGAAAGAATTAACGGTGAACGCAGATTAGTTACACTCAACCCCGAGTATAACTTTTATTATTCAGACCCTCGAGGTAGAACCAAAAGTGTTTTTGGTGATACTGTCACAGAAGTACGTTGTAAATCTCTAAAAGAGTTCAGAAAGAATGTTGCTATAAACAAATCTAGCGGAAAACTATACGAAACTGATATCAAGCCTGTCAACAAAACCTTGGAAAAACATTATCTAAATGTTGATGCTCCAAAACTACACACTGCATTTTTTGATATTGAGGTAGACTTTGATCCAGTACACGGATTTGCTACCCCAGAAGAAGCAACTATGCCTATCACAGCAATAGGTGTGTATTTAGACTGGATGGATGCAATGGTATGTTTGAGTGTTCCCCCAAAGACATTGGACTGGCAACAAGCACAAAACATTGCAAGTAAACATTCAGAAGTGATGTTATTCAAAGACGAAGCAGAAATGTTAAATGTTTTCTTGGATCTTATTGGCGATGCTGACATACTGAGTGGTTGGAACAGTGAGGGTTATGATATTCCTTACACTGTGAACCGCATCACAAAAATACTTGGCAAAAGCGAATTGCGTAGACTATGCTTGTTTGGGCAGATGCCAAAGGAAAGAAAATTTGAAGCATTTGGCAGTGAGCGTCAAAGTTTTGATCTAATTGGTAGGGTACACTTGGATTATCTACAACTGTATCGCAAATACAACTATGAAGAACGGCACAGTTATCGACTGGACTACATCGGTGAGATGGAATTAGGAGAGAAGAAAGTTGTATACGAAGGCAGTTTGGATAGACTTTACAATCACGACTATGAACGTTTTCTAGAATACAATATTCAAGACGTTATGCTTATTGCTAAGATGGATAAGAAACTACAGTTCATTGATCTTGCAAACACCATTGCACATGACAATACTGTATTACTTGTTACTACGATGGGAGCAGTTGCAACTACAGAACAAGCAATCATTAACGAAGCACACAGACGAGGATATGTTGTACCAGACAGACCCAGACAAAATACTAGGGGCGATACAACTGCGGCTGGTGCTTATGTGGCTTTCCCCAAGAAAGGTTATCACGAGTGGGTAGGATCAATGGACATAAACAGTCTGTACCCTAGTGTGTTTAGAGCATTAAACATGGCACCAGAGACTATTGTAGGACAACTTAGACCCACTTACACAGACGAAGAAATAGAAACTAAAATTAAATTAGAAAAACTTTCGTTTGCTGATGCTTGGTTAGGTAAGTTTGGGTCTAACGAATATGAATTTGTGATCAACAAAGATGTGGATCATGTGATGAAACTTGACATGGAAGATGGTTCCAGTGTTGATGTCACGGGTGCTGATGTATATAATTTAGTATTCAACAGTGGTCAACCTTGGAACATCAGTGCAAACGGCACAATATTTAAAACAGATTTCCAAGGCATCGTGCCTGGATTGCTAGAGAGATGGTACAGTGAAAGACAAGAACTACAAGCCAAAAAGAAAAAAGCAACCACAGATGCAGATAAGGCATTTTGGGACAAGCGACAGTTGGTCAAGAAGATCAATCTTAATAGTTTATACGGTGCTATACTCAATCCTGGTTGTAGGTTTTTTGATAAACGCATTGGTCAATCCACAACGCTCACAGGGCGAGCAATTACAAGGCATATGGGAGCCGAAACAAATAAAATGCTTACCGGCAGTTATGATCACACAGGCTCAACGATCATATATGGAGATACAGACTCTGTATACTTCACCGCCGTACCCGCAATGCCAGAAGGTCAAAGTTTAGATATGGAATCTGCTATCAAATTGTATGATCACATCTCAGACACAGTCAGTGATACTTTCCCTCAGTTTATGAACACTGCATTTAATGTTCCTATAACAACAGGCGAAGTAATTAAGGCTGGTAGAGAAGTGGTAGGCAAGTCGGGTATCTTTATCACAAAGAAAAGATATGCTATCAAGTGTGTGGACATAGAAGGATATCAACCTGAAGGCGGCAAACTAAAAATTATGGGTATGGACATCAAGAGAAGTGATACGCCAGAGTTTGTGCAAAACTTCTTAGAAGAGATATTAGATGACACCCTAGAAGGATTGTCTGAAAGTGATATTATACAAAAGATTAAAGATTTCAAAGACGAATTCAAAGCAATGGAACCATGGAAGAAAGGTATGCCCAAACGTGTTAACAACTTAACCAATTATACCAAAAAGTATCGCAAACAAGCAAAAATGCCCGGGGACAGTATGAGTTTGTTTAAACTTGAACGTCTCAAAGAAGAAACTGAAAATAAAATGATACCAGGTCATGTTAGAGCAAGTATTAATTGGAATGATTTAAAATATGCTAACAGTGATCAATACAGTATGAACATAATGGATGGTGCTAAAGTTGTTGTTTGTAGATTGAAAAACAATCCAATGAACTATAGCAGTATTGCTTATCCCACTGATGAACTTAATTTGCCGCAGTGGTTTAAAGAACTTCCTTTTGATGAAGATGCGATGGAAGAAGCAGTATTAGACAAAAAGATTCAAAACGTATTAGGTGTAATGAATTGGGACTTGTCGAGATCAAACGACAGCAAGGCTATGCAAACTTTCTTTGAATTTTAATCGAAAAAAATGATAAATTATTTCTTGACTTTTCTAAATACATTATGTACAATAACTTAACTATATTCTATCGGAGATATTATGGCGAACAATTACATTAAAGACTTTTTTAAAGACGTACTTAAACACACTCACAGTTTAGGTATCTTTGAAATGGTAAAAATTAAGGGAACAACAGAGCTCACAGAAATTGAAACTGTTGATGAGCAAAAAACTGTTATATTCAAAGCACAGAGCGTAAACCCTGTACCAGACTTTGCAGATGCCACAGTTGGCTTGAGCAGAATGAGTGTGCTAGATGGATACATCAAGTATCCTGGTTTTGATGATGAAAATGCTACTGTGAAAATTGTAACACAAGAAAGAAACGGTGTAGATACACCAGTAGAAGTTTCATTTAAGAGCACAGAAGGCACTGATGCACATTATAGATTTATGTTAGCAGATGTTGTAAATCAACAACTCAAAGACATTAAATTTAAAGGTGCTGAATTTGATATCAACATTGTGCCATCACAGAAAAACTTAAAGGACTTAGGATACTTTAACAGTGTGTTAAGTGCATTTGAAGCAAACTTTGCACCTAAAACAGAAAACGGTGCATTGTATTTTAATATCGGTGACGGTGTCAGTGATAGAACCAAAGTGCTAATCAGTAACAATGTTGACGGCGAGATCACACAAGATTGGAGTTGGCCCTTAGATATTGTACTAAGAATTCTTAGACTGGGTGATAACAGCAACTTGGTACTGAGCATTAACAATCAAGGATTGCTTCAAATAAAAGTAGACAGTGGATTAGGAATTTACACATATCTATTACCGGCGAGGAGATAAGATGAGAGACTTAGGAAGCCAGCACAAAGACTATGCAGTATTTCTGCCTGCTATAAGCGGATTCTTTACAGAACTGTTAGGCAGAACAAACAACGTAGAAGGTTATGTGCCTGAAGGCAGAGTGCCTAAAGGATTTGAAAATGGCTTCATGGGTATGAACTTCCTCGACAAAGAGCGTGGTTATTACACATACGATAACGCTCTATACAGTGCAGGGCATGCTTATTTAGATTTAGATAAGAGTGCAATAATGGAAGAGATTATTCAAAGCAGAGGTCCTCATACAACTATTGTTGGAGACTCAGGCGGGTTCCAAATTGGTAAAGGTGTTATCAAGTTTGA